AGCTCAGTTGGTAGAGCAGGTGACTGTTAATCACCCTGTCCCTGGTTCGAGTCCAGGTGGAGGAGTAAGACGGGGAATGAGCTCGCCCGCGACGGTGTTAACCACACTGTGATCTTGAGAGTTGGTTACTCTCTTTGCTCCATTACAAACTGTCAGAATGTTAGGGTTTAGAAAATGCCCCATAGCAAGCATTCTGATAAGTGTAGTGTTAAGGGAGATTAGCTCAGCGGTAGAGCACCTCGTTTACACCGAGATTGTCACAAGTTCGATCCTTGTATCTCCCATGAAACACCCTATTCAATTTGAAAACGTATTACCTGTTGATGTCTTTTATGATGTCAACGATGAACTAAAGGATTGGCGTTTCAATAATAGTAGTAACTCTGGTGATGACTCTAAAACATTTTTTGGACAACGTTTTAGATTTGATTGTCTAACCTATTACAAAGCTGCTACTATAACAACACTGAAGATAAAGAAACATCTCAGAGAAGATCTAAGACTTGTCAGGATACATTCTGGTGGTAAAGTATTTGGATCACGTCCTAATTTTCACAAGGACTACAAAGAGAAGTATCAGTGTTACACTTTTATTTTATTCACTCGTACTAATTGGAATACAAATTGGGGTGGTGAGTTCGTTGTCCAGGATCCTACTGGAAAATATCATCATACTTCATACATACCTAACAGTGGTGTGTTAATCCCTAGTCATTGGGAACACACAGGTAACCCTCCTCTTACACCAGAGGCTGGAATAAGGACATCAGTAGCATTCATGTACACACATGAAAGTAATTACAACTACGTTATAGACAATCACCCAGAAGACAAACTATTCTCCTAGAGAACCATGATTACAGTAAGATGCAAACAATGTAATAGAGAAATTAGAAGTGACCATCACACCCATAGTTGTGGGTGTCCTAATATGATGACAGTCATTGAGGATAAGGTCACTGCTGTAGACCTTACTAAGGTTATCATGATTAATTCTAGTAATAAACTTGAGGACGGGAATGTTCTGACCTCTAGTGACTTGTCCTATCAAGAAGAAAGGAGGAAGAGAAAGGTGAGGAGGTTAGATTTTGAGGTACGTTGACAATATCTATCAGATTAAAAATATCTTACCTGCAAATGATTTTTTACTTTTACTAGATGAATTTCATTCTCTCTACAACCCATGGAGATTTACTAAGAACGAAACAGAAATTGGTTGGATGCATCCTAACAGGGGTTGTTTACACAAACCACACGCCAAATTCGATACCATTGGCGATAATTTGTTGTTCATAAAGTATGGTTCTCATCTGAAGTATGTGTGTGAAAAATATATTGGAAAGAGAATTAAACTTACCAGGATCAATACAAACATACAATTCTTTGGTCAAGAGTCAGACTTCCATACGGATGGATATGAGGGGTCATGGACACTCAATCTCTTCGTAAATAAAGAATGGGATACAACATGGGGAGGACACTTTGTTGTCCAGACAGAAGATAAAGACTATTTCTATTATCCATATATACCAAACAATGCAATTCTATTCCCCGGTGATTTAGAACACATGGGGCATGCACCTAATGTATGTGCTTGGATACCAAGATTGACAATTGCTTTTACTTACAAAGAGTTGACATCTTAATCTACCGTAGTATAATTACACATGTCCAGACTTCCAGAGATAAAACCTGAACACAACATCACAGAGAAACAGTGTCAGGCTCTAATCGACAAAGCCATCGACAAACACAACAAGACTGCCACAGTTATCAGTGCTAGTATTGGATCGGTGTTGTTATTTTTCTACGCACATGGTCTTCTTAAGGTAGTCGGTTACTGGTCTTAAAATCTTCTATATAATACAGCTATGGAAATCTTCACCGTGCAGGAGTTTCAAGAGAACTGGGACGAGTTGATCAAGAGAGTAGAGAACGGAGAACACATAGGTATCATCAACGACAATGGCGCTGCATGTGTCATGATGTCAACTGATGATGACTTGTACAAATTGTACACTGAACACGAAGAAGGGTCCTAGGACGGTTTCGTAACTGTCCCCTTGACGGATCACTTCAATTCTCCTATACTACTAAGGTCAATACGAAAGACAATGACAATCACTTCTAAGTTCAAAAAGGACATCACGACACTTCGTTCCGCTGTGAAAGGAGATTTCTTTCTTGATGTCAAGAACCCTAAGCTTTTCAAGAAGGTCCGTAAGTTTTATGAGAACGACGGTGTTACCTTTTCTGGTGACCCTCTAGACGACTATGACATTCTCATTGACTGTCTGGCCGAAGATCTTGAGAAGCAGGAGGTTGCATGAACATTCTTCTTGAGAAATATCCCTATCGTTACGTTGAGAATGGCGACCTTGAGAATGGTAAGCCTGACTGTAGAATTCAGAAGTTTGATGAGAACACACGTAGATACAAGGACATGTATCTGTGTGACAACTCAATGCAATTGATGACAGCTATGGCTGACTTTAACTATACCTGTTGGCTTGACCCCGATGGGGTACCAGCATATGTAAGAGATGTCGTTAAAGCTCCTTAGGTCTCCTTTTATATTTTATTGTGATGTTCCTAATCACAATGACATAAAAGAAAACTATTACTCCCATCTAAAAAATGTCATTTACGACAGTAACGATACCACCGTTGAACGATGGAATTGTGATGTCAGAACAACATTTAACTTCAAGGTTGATTGTCTGTGGGATGATTATTTTTTAGATTCGGTAATATGGAGATCAATGGATCAAATGCTTGAGGAAGTTAATCTAAACTATTATCCTATTGAGAGTAGAGTCAAATCAATCTGGGCAAACTTCTATGAGGGTGGTGAATTTCAAGAAGTTCACGACCACGTAGGTTCTAGTCACAATCATTTCTCAGGGATTTATATTCTTGATCAGAAAGGAAAGAACAAAACTTCTTTCGTTATGAATAACTATGGTATCCTAGACAGTTCAATCCATACTAAAGATATGGATGATATTAAAGAAGGAACAGTCATTATCTTTCCCTCCAACCTTCTACATTATGTTAATCCTGTGGAGGATGAGAGATGTACTATTTCTTTCAACATCAAGTGTGAGTTCTAAATAAAGTAGATTTACTTTAAAACTATGGCAACGAGAAAGGTATCTGCATCTGGTGCTTACATGTCCCAGTATGATAATGAAGTTGAGACTAGACTGAAGGCTCTTGAAGCTGAAGTCAAAGAACTCAAGGCAGCATGTGAGGCTAAGCATTCTGCTCCCACTGCTGCACCCTCAGGTGGAGATGCAAGAGTTGATGAACTTATTAGAGTCCTGAAGTTGAGCCCCGAACTCAACATTGAGAAGTTGTCTAAAGGCAAGCTGTGAACGAACCGGTTGCAAAACCATGGGGTTATTATGTTGACTTAGAAAGAAATCCTTTCATGGTCATCAAACGTATCAAGGTATTCCCTAACCAACGATTCTCATTACAATATCATGAACATCGAAGTGAGTTTTGGAGGGTGATATCTGGAGAAGGAACGGTAACCCTAGGCAACCATCAACTTCCAGCAGGACTAGGACACCATTTTCATATTCCATCCGGTGTAACACACAGAATGGAAGCAGGACCATCAGGAATTATGTTCCTTGAAATCCAAGAAGGTGAGTGTTCAGAGAATGATATAATCAGAATAGAAGATGATTATGGTAGAGTCACGGATGGACTGTAACAGCACTGGTCGGGATAACCCCAAGAGTTTCTTGCTTCTCTAAAGAGCAAGTGGCGTGCATGGAGCTCAGGAGGTCTTGACAAAGACCTCCTTTTTTAGTAGGATACATAGACCGGTTATGTTTTCGTAATGAAGATAGGATTTAATTGTAGTTCCTTTGACTTGTTTCATGCTGGACATGTGACGATGTTGAAGATGGAGAAAGACTTGTGTGACTGGTTAGTTGTCGCTTTACAAGTTGACCCTACGATTGATAGACCGGGTATCAAGAACAAACCTACACAGAGTGTGTATGAAAGGTATGTCCAGTTACAGGGATGTAGATACGTAGATGAGATATTGGTTTATGAGACAGAGGAAGATCTGTTAAACATGATCAAGACACAGAAGATGGATATTCGTTTTTTGAGTGAGGAGTATAAGGACAGAGACTT